CCTTCTTGGCAGACTTCTTCGCTTCCTTCTTCGCGGGAGCAACCGTTTCTTCAGTCTGCTCCACATCCGGGAGGTCTTCTCCTGCGTAAATGTACAGCCCAAGTCCGAACATAGCGAGGTTTTTAACCAAGCATCTCATAACAGCCTTGTTAATGTCGAACATAGTCGCGGCCTGTACCGTAATCTCCTTGTACTTCGTATGCACCACATACGGTTCAGCTTTCATGGCACGGTTCCCGCCATCCATAACAGGGAGCCACATCTCCTTGGTTTCCCCTCCCGCAGTAACGCGAGTCCACACCATGTATCCAGTCAACGGGTCATACACATATGGAAGTCCGTTCTCATTCCGAACTACCTCATAGCTCCAGTCCGGGTATGCCTTCGTCATCATCTGAACCGCCCAAGGCCACGAAAGGTAAGTAAGCTCGTTGCCAGAATTGTCGCGCCGCTTTTCCGTATGCTCGTTCACGTTAAGAGCAGAAAGAGTCTCAAAAACCTTCGTATCCATTCTGTTACCTCCTTATCGAATTGAAAGAATTTCAGTTTCTTCATAGGCAATGCCGGGAATTTGAATCGTTCCCCCGGTAGCCTTAATCAGTGCCATCACAGCCCTTTCATCGACCGGGCGAATCTCCGCTCCCGCAATCGAAATCGGAACCTTACTGGAATCAATCCCGGTAATCTTCCATGCCTTTCGCCGACTCATACCGCTTGCCTTCGCATCCTCAGTCTTGACGGTCACAGACTGTGCCGTTGCCTCCAGTGCCTCCGCATCAATCTGCGCCATCTCCGCCGCGAGCGCATCACCGCTCTTCTGCGCCTCGAGTGCCGCTTGGCGCTTCTTCTCAGCTTCTTCCAGTGCCGCCTTGCGAAGTGCCGCTTCAGCCTCCGCCGCCTTACGCCGCTTCTCGGCATCGTACTCCGTTATCTTGCCCTTCAATTCCCGTTCAGCGGCATCAAGAGGGTCGGTGAATTCCTTTTTCGCCGAAACCACCGCATCATATGCGGCCTTGGTTTCCAGACGCATCGGCTCGAAATAATCCTTCACGGACTTTGAAATCGCCTTAATACCCCGGGTTATGTCCGTAGCAAGTGCAACATCATCATCCGTATCTATGGTCACCTCGTGCGCCTGTTCAACAATCGCATCAATCTGACCGCGAAGCACCATCTCATCATTTTTGACCCTAAGTTCCATGTCTGTTACCCCTCTCTCTTATTTTTTCATGTAGTCATAAGCAGTTTTAAGTGCTGTAAAAACTCTCCACGCTTCCGCATCCTGCACGGGGTAAATATACTCGGCATACTCCCCACCGCTTTTTAGTTGAAGAATCCGCTTTTCCTCGATCTTAATCCCATACTCCAATAGCGCGGACTCGTATGCCTGTAGTTGGACACGCACCAGTTTGTCATGCACGGTCGAGGTTGTTTTGTAATCGATCAGAACGGTCTTCCCGCCAATCTCGCACACGCAGTCTGCTGTTCCGCAATACATCATGCTCGGATGATAGATCGCCTGTTCCGTAGCAAGGATTGTCGGGTTCACCTCGTCCTTCCATTTCAAAAATGCGTCCACATACTCGCTGTAGTGCGGCTCAATGTCGATCATTCCATAATTCAGATAGATATCGATCGACTGATGCACCGCTGTTCCACGGTCTGCCGCTCGCTGTAGAACGTACTCCGGGATTCCACCGTAATTCGACTCACGGAGCGGGTTCATGATCTGAGTCACGGACGGAAGCACGATCCCGTTCAGCGTATACTTGTGATGAGCCTCATCAAACACAAGCCCGTCATTTTCCAGTAACCGCACGATACGTTTTCCTCCCGTTTTTCTGTCTGCACTCGACTAATCCGTCTCTGATGCAGAACCCGATAATCCTAACACACTGCATCCGCGTCATCCCGCTCGCCTCGATCATCTCAGATACCGAACACTCGCCTCCAGAACTCACGATCGCCTCGTACAATGTCTGTTCCATCAGCGCATTGCGCTCGTCATCCCTCCTCATTCCGCTTCTACCTTACCACTATATACTCACTGTGTCAATAACTTTTTTCTGTTTTTGTTAATCGGATTATCTTTACGGGAATCTCCTCGTAATAAAAATGGCGCAACCACGCCCACGTTTCTTCCCCGTATAGCTTGACTATCAGATCATGAATCTCTTCCATACTTAGCCCGCTCATTCTCTAACACGTTTCTCAGCTTGCTAACTTTAACGGAAAACCTCTCCAGTTTCTCAACGATACTTTCTAACGCATCCAATTCTTCATCCGACAATTCACCAGACTCTGCTTTCTCTGCAATCTTCAAAAGACGATCTTCAAGTCTGCTCATTTCTCCAACTCGCTTGGATGTTAAAAGTGAAACAGTAATCCGATCGATATCTGGAACCTCGTCTGATATAGGAAGATTCCGACCGATCGGACACTCGTGCAAACAATAATAATTGACTAAAGACGGATCACCGTACAAATCAGACATCAGCACAGCCTTGTCAACTGGCATGACTTTTGATAATCCAAGTTCCGCGTCCGTGACAGCATCAACGCTCATATGAAGGCACTCTGCCGCGCCTTCTCTGGAACATAATTTTTCATTGTATTTTGATGCTTTTATCCGGGCTTGATACCATCTGTTACCCGCCGCTTTCGTTGCTCCCCTACCCATTTTCCTTGCCCTTCTTTGAAGATATGATGTTATTGGAAAATGAAGAAAACCGTTCTATATGGCTAATTATACTGCCCCATTTAGCACAATGCAATAACTGTTTGTTAACAAATGATTAAATAATTCCCAAACGGTTTCGCATCATCCATAATTTTGTTAAACGGAAAGGAGAGTATCAAATGCCTCGCAATCGTCCAGAAGAGTTAAATCTCACCGTATTTAGAAACAATCTCGCATCGCTTCTCGACAGCCACGCACAATCTGCATTAGAATTATCGCAGGAAATTCACACATCTCCTTCCACAATGTCCCGATATCTTGCGGGAGTCCGCGCACCAGACATTGAATGCGCTGTCAAAATCTGCTCCTATTACGGGGTTTCACTGGATTGGTTATTAGGGTTGAATCCAACATCAAAAACATCAAAGTTCTCCGAAACAGTCAACCATTTCGCTGAGCTTTACTCGCTTGCAACAGATCAGGATCGAACCGTAATTGATACCATCCTCAACCGATACGAAGATGTAAACAGAGAATATCTGAGCGTACAGGCCTTCTCCGATCAGTTCTGCGAAATCGGGAAACACGACCCGATTGAGGTCAATGCCATTATCAAAGCACTGTCGGAAGTCGATAAGCTGTATCCCCGTCTGTCAAACGTAGAACTGTCCTATCGCTTCTCATCAGATAGATGGGCGGACGCTTCTCTGCTGTCTTTTAACATTCAGTTCAACCGTGCGGTTATCTACTTTGCTCCCAAACGCATACAAATTTATCTGACCTCGCACGATATATTCCCAAATGAAATAAACCCGCTTCTGGACGGACTTTTGCCGTTTCTTAACCCAGACCTCGGAAAATCAGAACCATACAAAGACCTCTCATATTTCTACTATCTTGATCCGCACAAAATCTATGCAGGACTTGACGAGTTTCTAAGTGTAGTCAAAGAATTCATAAACGAGATCAATGAAGGATAAGGCCGCAATTTACATCCGAGTTTCGACTCAGCATCAGATCGACAAAGACTCCCTACTTGTACAGCGTAGGGAGTTAATCGCTTACTCGGAATTAGTGCTGAACATCAAAGACTATGAAATCTTTGAAGACCCCGGGTTCTCCGCAAAGAACACCGACCGACCGCAGTTTCAGGCCATGATGACCCGAATCCGCGCCGGGGAATTTTCGCATATGCTCGTCTGGAAGATCGATCGAATCTCTCGGAATCTGTTGGACTTTTCTGAGATGTACCGGGAGTTAAAGCGTTACGGGGTCGCGTTCGTATCTAAGAACGAGCAGTTTGATACATCAACCGCAGTCGGCGAAGCAATGTTGAAAATCATCCTTGTATTTGCCGAGCTTGAGCGAAACATGACTGCCGAGCGTGTAACTGCCGTCATGCTGTCACGGGCCAATAACGGGCAATGGAACGGAGGGAAAATCCCATACGGTTACGACTACTCTCCAGAAACAAAAGTATTTACTCCGCATCCAACGGAAGCGCAGATTGTCCAGACAATATACGATACTTACGAAGAAAAA